ATTGGTGGGTTCATCCGGATTTAGTAGATCGAAAAATTATTGATCAAGTAAAAGATAATAGTAACACAATAAAACATGCAAAAAAATTCATGTTAAAATAAAGGAAAAAAGTTATGACCCGTAAATTAGATAAAGAATATGTAGATGCAATTAACGACATCCGTGAAGCATTTGCAGAGAATGCACGAATATTAGGAGCAATCTCAATTGACAAATACATGTTAGAGATGCAACAACAAAAACTAGAAGAACAAGAAACTCGTTACCTGGCGGAGTTTGAAGGTCTTCGCACGAAAGAGCAAGAGCTTATGGACGCAATGCGTGAAAGATATGGCTCTGGGCAAATCAATCTTGCAGATGGAACATTTACTCCAGACAGTGGTTTGGCAGAATAAACACATATTTATATAAAAAAATTATAGGAGTAAAATAATGGCAGAAAGAATAGTATCACCAGGCGTGTTTACGAATGAAGTAGATCAATCGTATTTAGCAGGTGGCGTTGCACAAATTGGTGCAGCAATCGTAGGTCCTACAACGAAAGGACCTGCATTAGTTCCAACAAAAGTAACTTCATACGGGGAATTTGAGGCATTGTTCGGTGGTTTCACTGACGAGTCTTATGTTCCATATGTAGTGCAAGATTATTTGCGTTATGGAAATGTAATGACGGTAACACGTTTATTATATGAAGATGGGTATAAATTATCTCAAGGAGCATTAGCAGTTGTTGCAACTTCAGCATCTGTTTCAGTCGTTAGTCATGTATTGCATCCAACATTACCAGTAACAACAGAAGGCGCAACAAATGTTTTTGAAGCATCTACTGTATTAGACGGTGGTACTGGATCATTCGCATTAAAAGTATCAGGTAGTTATAGTGCAGGAGCAGACACAGCAATCGGTTTCTCAGCATTCTTGCAAGATTTAGGCACTACAGCAATCTCTGCATCAATTATCTCATCTAATAACAATTACATTGCAAAAGTATTTGGTAACTCAGCTAAATCATTAGATTATCCAGTTTATGTTGCATATGAAAATAAAAATGCAACTTCAGCATTTAACAATCTCGGAAACATTGCATTAACTCTAGTAAAACTTAACAACTTTGAGCATTTGCAAGATTATTCAACAGCTGCAACCCCATGGGTTACATCTCAAAAAATTGGTACAGTTGCAAAAGATTTGATTCGTTTTCATACATTATCACATGGTACGTCAACTAACTTTGAAGTAAAAGTTGGCATTCGCGATATTCGTACTGCTACAGAAGTTTCTGATCCAAATGGATATGGTACTTTTACAGTTGAGGTTCGTAAAGTAAACACACTTACACCGGGTATTACAGATTCACCTTATTCATCAACAGATACTGATAATACTCCAGATCGGGTTGAACAGTTTTTAAATGTTAACTTAGATCCGGATTCTCCAAAATACATTGGAAGAGTTATTGGAGACCGTTATCAAACAGTAGATACCAATGGCAACTTGTTAGTAAATGGTGACTATCCAAATAAATCAAAATACATTAGAGTTGAGGTAACAGATTCAGTTGCAAAGAAAACTAATAATAAAACATTAGTTCCATTCGGATTCCGTGCACCATATTCTCCAATTCCGATGGCTGGATCAACTAACTTAGTTGCAGCATCATATGTAACATCACAAACAATTGGATCAGTATTTAGTGCAAACAACTTCCATGGATTTGATTTTACTAATGCAAACAACATGAACTTCTTAGCTCCATTGGTTACTTCAGGGTCAACAGTTGGAAATAATACAGATTTTTACTTAGGAGACGTTAATCAATCAGCAGCAGCTGGTTACCCTACATTAGCAACTGCTTATTCTGGATCTATTGAAGCTGCATTAACAGGAGCAAGTGGATCTATTTCAACAAATGTATCATTAGCAACTCGTAAGTTTATTATCCCATTCCAAGGTGGATTTGATGGAGCTAAACCAAATCTTAAAAAATATTCTGGGGCAAATATAGAAGCTTCGAATACATTTGGATTTGATTGCCAAGGATCAACTACAACTGGTACATTAGCATACAACAAAGCATTTACATTATTAAGCAATACAGATTATTATGATATGAACCTATTGATTACCCCGGGTATCATTCATTCATTACACCCTCGTGTAACTGCAAATGCGCGTGCATTAGCTGAAAATCGTCAAGACACATTCTATGTAATGGATTCAAATGAATTGACAGATACAATGGATACTGTTACTTCGACGGTAACAGAATTAGATAGCAACTATACAGCAACATATTGGCCTTGGGTTCGTACAACTAATCCAACAAAAAATGTGCCAGTATGGGTACCAGCATCAGTAATGATTCCAGGGGTATTAGCATTCAATGATTCAGTATCAGCACCATGGTATGCACCAGCTGGTTTAAATCGTGGTGGTTTAACTGCAGTAACTGATACTTACAAGAAACTATCTCAATCAGATCGAGACACATTGTATGAAGCTCGTGTTAACCCTATTGCCAACTTCTTAAACGATGGAATTTGTGTTTGGGGTCAAAAGACCTTACAAGCTCGACCAAGTGCATTAGACCGCGTTAATGTCCGCCGTTTACTTATCGAGGTTAAGAAGTTTATTGCATCTTCTACTCGATATTTAGTATTCGAACAAAACACTAACGCAACTCGTAATAGATTCTTAAGCATTGTCAATCCATATATGGAAAATGTACGTGCTAATCAGGGATTGTATGCATTCCGAGTAGTGATGGATCAAAGCAACAACACAGCAGATTTGATTGACCAGAATATCCTTTACGGACAAATATTCCTTCAACCAACTCGTACTGCTGAGTTTATTATTTTAGATTTCAATATTCAGCCAACCGGAGCTAGTTTCCCTAATGCATAATATCTAAAATAAAAAAAAGTAACAAAGGCAGGTCTTCGGATCTGCCTTTTTTTATGTTTGATGATATTTATTAAAAAATAAGGAATACTACTATGGCATTATTTGATCAAATAAATGAAAACTTAGCGTACGCTTCCGAAAATGAAATATTTGACACTGCATTTTCATGGGAACCAAAACGCCAGAACCAGTTCATCATGGAACTGAATGGGATACCGTCATATTTGATAAAAACATCTGACAAACCTTCTGTTAATAATGGTAAGGTTACATTGGACCACATAAACATTAAACGCAACGTAAAAGGTAAATCTGAATGGAATGACATTTCGATTACACTTTATGATCCTATCGTTCCATCAGGAGCACAAGCAGTTATGGAATGGGTACGTTTGCATCATGAATCAGCAACAGGACGTGATGGATATTCTTCATTCTACAAAAAACAAATTTCTTTGCATCAATTATCCCCATTAGGAGAAGTTATTGAAGAATGGGTGTTAAAAGGAGCTTTCATTTCAGATGCAAAATTTGGAACAAATGATTGGTCAGCAGATTCAGTTCAAGAAATTTCTTTGACATTAGCTTATGATTGGGCATTCTTGAATTACTAATCGCACAATATATTTAATAATGGGAGTTGGAAACAGCTCCCATTTTTTATGTTCTTGATATTTATAATAAAGGTTATAATATATGAGCAAAGCAACAACAAGATTAGGCAATCAAGATTTAGTAAATATTGCAAAGCAACGTTTCGACAAACAACAACGCAGCAAACTTCCAAGTATTATTGTGGATTTACCAAGCGCTGGTGCAATTTATCCAAAATCACATCCATTAGCTTCTGGCAAAGTAGAAATGCGTTACATGACTGCATATGATGAGGATATTTTAACAAATGCATCATACATTCGAGAAGGTGTAATATTTGACAAGCTGATTGAATCATTAGTTGTAGATGATATTGACGTAAACGATATTGCTTCATCAGATAAAGATGCTTTAATTATCAATGCGAGGATTTCATCATATGGTCATGAATACCCTGTGATTGTTACCGATCCTAAAACAAACAAGCAAATCAATACCGAAATTGACCTTCGACGCATACAACCACGCCCGTTCAATCTAATTGCAGATGAAAATGGTGAATTTGAATATCGTGTCAACACAGATTATGTTTTAAAATTCACATATTCATTCAATTTAAGCGATTTTGAAAAAGTTTCTGAAATGCTTAGCACATACATAACTCAAGTAAATGATTCACGCAATCAACAAGACATTGATGATTTTATCCGATACAATTTCCTAGCAGGTCCTGCAAAGAAATTCCGTCAATACATTTCGGAGAATGCACCCGGATTGAATTATCAGTATGAGTTCGAAGGTGAAGATGGAGGCACCTTCACTTCTGGGTTTCCAATTGGTACCGACCTTTTTTGGTTTTAAACCAACAGACCGACCAGCCCTTCATGAAAATATCTTCAATATGCTTTGGCATGGAGAAGGTCGATGGACTTGGGATGAGATTTACCAGATGCCTATCTTCCTTCGCCGGTTTTATGTTAAACAAGTCAATAAAATCATACACGAGAAACAAGCAGCAGCAGAAGAAGCTTATGCAGCTCGAAAATCTTCTACTCCAAAGTTACCCAGAAAACCAGGAAGTTAATATTTATTGTAAATGAGACAATCAATCCAAGATATTATCCTTCAAGCTAAACAGCAACCGCGCCAAGGTATGCCAGGTCTCGATGATGCACTCGGTTCAGATGCACTTGGATCTAAAAATAATGAAACAATTGCTGGAATTGGTAAAATTGCTGAATCACTTAAAACATTAGGCGAAACATACACTAAAGTTGCAAATAATACCAAATGGTTTGATGCTGCAACAGATGATTTACGCACGACATTTGGATTAGGCATAAAAGACTCTGCGCAGTTTTACGTTAATCTAGCACAACTGTCTGAAGAATATGGGGTAGGTGCTACAAAAATTGGAGCATATGCAAAAAACCTCAGAAATGTTATTGGTATGTATGCAAATTTTACCAAAGGCATATCTGCAGGAGTAGCACCATTACTGCAAACACAACAACTTCTTCAAAATAATATGGGTTTATCTGCAGAAGTAGCAAATAAAATGACAATGTATTCTGCATTAAATAACAAGTCATCTGCAGAAATGATCATTCACCAAAGTGAACTAGCAACCCATCTAACAAAACAATTCGGTGCACAAGTCTCTTTAAAAGATGTAATATCAGCTACCGCTGAAGTATCTGAAGATTTACAACTACAATATGGTAAAATACCTGGAGCATTAGAAGTAGCAGCTATTAGAGCTAAGACTCTTGGATTCTCAATGTCACAGCTTCACAAAACTGGCGAAGGATTGTTGAATATTCAATCAAGCATCGGCGATGAGTTAGAATACCAATTATTATCAGGTAGACGATTGATTGGAGATGCAAAATCGATGGATAAACTTCAAGGCAAAAGTTTAACTAATGCATACCGAGAAGCAACCTTAAGAGGTGATGCCAACGAACAGATGTCTATCATGAATACGATAGTACGCCAAGAAGGTGATACTATTCGCAATAACTTGTTTGCTCGACAGCAACTTGCCAAAACTTTAGGTACTGATGAAGCAACATTAGCTCGCACATTAGCTAAGCAGAAGTTATTAACCGATTTAGGTGGCGAAGCATTATTAGAAATGTCAGCTGAAAAAATGGGTGTTAGCATACAAGATTTACCTGGTTTTAAACAGTTAACTGAACAACAACAAAAAGACAAGTTAAAAGAACTTGAAGGCTTAAACGATGAACGTAGCGCTGAAAAGCGAATGGCTGACTATTTAGAATCAATGGTATCTAATGGAATAAAGATAGCTGCCGGAGTAACTGATCCAACCACTGGTTATTCTCCATTAGCACAAACGGCTGAAGATTTAGCAACGAATAAAATGACCGGATTACGTGGCGTACTGGGAACTACGGAAATGCAAGCCGCTATGACGCCTGCTAACATTGAGGTAGTCGGCAAAGTGGTATTAGGATTAAATACATTC